AAAAGAATTTAGGTGAATATATTAATCTTCCTTATGTATATCATGTTAAAGTAAATAACATGGATGTAGTAATGAAGAGAACTAAAGCTGTTCAAGATGAAGTAGTTAGAAAAATGCAGGATGCTTTTACTAAAATGGTAGCTACTAAACAAGGTGAAGATCCTAATGCAGTTATTCCAGATATTAGTACATTTGCTAAAGAGTTTGAACAGAATTGGATTGATGAACGAGCAACTGAAGGACAACATAGATTAAATTTATTAAATGATTTAACAGATTTTAATACTAAAAGAATTCAAGCATTTTATTATTGGTGGGCTACAGAAGAAGTATATACACATAGATGGTTAGAAAATGGTGAATTTAGAAGTGCTGTAATAAATCCTTTAGATGGTTTTCCTATTGATAATGGAGAACAATTTGTTGAAGATATGGATGGTTTTGTATGGCGTAGAAGAATTACATTTAATCAATTTTATGAAACATATAAACAAGAAGTTGAACCTGAAGATATAGATACAGTTGAAGAATTATTTAAAAAATATAATGCTAATGAACCATTAGTTGTACCTGTACAAATATTTGAAAAGCGATATGAAAATGCTTCACTTTTAAATTATTATAATACTTACGCTTCTGCTTATGGAATTAATGTTGATAATAGTTATACTAGTTTTACTAATGCAGATTTTACTCTTTATGTGTATAAACTTACTTGGAAAACTTTTCAAGAAATTAAGTTCCTTACTTATGAAAACGCTTTAGGTGAAATAATAGAAACTGTTGTACCAAGTGATTATAAATTAGATAAATCTAAAGGTGATATATCAATTAAAAAAGATTATGTTAATTCTGTAATGAGTATGTACAGATTTGGTAATCAACTTACTGGTATATATAGTAAACCTAAATATGAATTAATTCAACGTAGAGATGAAAAAAATCCTAATTTAGTTAAATTACCTTTTGGCGGTAAACGTGGATTATTAAATGGTATTTACATTAATCCTATACCTAAACGTATATTACCTTATTTAGCTTTATATAGAATATATACATTGCAACTTGAACGTACTATTGCTAAATATAAAGGTAATCTACAATTAGTTCCACAATCTATGATTAATCCTGATTCTAGTGGTACTACGGAAGAAAAGTTCTTTTATATGAAAGCTGATAATACTTTAGTTTATGATGATACTAAAGTAAATTCAAATGATGCTAATGCGTTTAGGATAGTTGGAGATGTAGGTTTAGAAAATTATATAAATACGTTATATACTATTATAAAAGGTATTATTAGTGATGCTTGGGATTTAGCTAATATGAATAATGAAAGATATGGTAATATTGCTAATAGTCAAACTGTTACTAATGCTAATAGAAATGCAGCTAGTGCTAAATTAGGTAGTTCTTTAATGATTACTATGTTTAATAAAGTTATGGAACGTGATCATATGGCAGATTTAGAATATACTAAAGTTGCTTGGATAGATGGTAAACAAGGTAGTTATTGGAATAAAGAAAAGAATAATTTTGAATATGTTGATATAAAAGGCGAAGATCATATAGAATCTATATATGGTATATTTGTTAGAGATAGTATAACAGAAGAAAGTAAATTAAATGCATATAAAGATTTATCTTTTAGTGCTGCACAAAATGGTGATTTTGAATTAGCTAGTGAAAGTATTACAGCAGATAGTGTATCTGAAATTAGAAAATATGTTAAATCTCATAGTGAAGCACTTAAAACTTTTGAAGCAACACAAAATCAAAATAATAATGATGCTATTAAATATGCGGCAGATAAAGCTAGTGCAGATGTAGATAAACAATTAAGGCATCAAGAAAAATTAAAACAAATGGAAATTGATAGTAAGGAAAGAATTGCTGATTTACAATTAAGTAATAAAATTGAAGAAGATACAACTAATAAAGATTTACGTGAAGATAGGAAAATTGCTTTACAAGAACGTGCTATAAATGATATTAAAGATAAGAATAATAAAACTATTAATATCAAGGAAAGAGAATTAGATATTAAACGTAAACAGTTAAATGCTAAAAAATAAATTATGTTATATAAATCTAATAACTTACCACCTTAATAAAAAATTATTCGGTAAAATTTGACATATACCTTAATATATAGTAATTTTGTGAATTAAATAACAGATTTCCATAACTGATAAAAATAATAAACAAATGAGTGAAATTAATTCAAATGATATAATATTACCTGATGTAGGTGCTACACCTAATGAACCTACTATTATTGCTAAAGATATTGCTGATGTAAAAACAACAATAGATAATATAGAATATACTATAGATAAAGATGGTAATGCTGTAGATACAGACAATAAGATAGTTTTCACTAAACAGGAAATAGAAGATAAAAATAAAACATCTAATACTGTTGTTTCTACAATAGAAGAAGAAATTGAAATAGATGATGTAAAATATAAACTTGATGCTAAAGGTAATGCTTTAGATAAAGAAGGTAATATATTTAAATCAAAAGAAGAATTAGATAAACTAAGTGAAGTATCTGATATACCATTAATTGAAGATATTCAAAAGAAAGTAGGAATTGTTGTTACTGATGATTCAGGTAAAGCAATTAGTTATTCAAATGATGATGAAGGTTTAGTTAAATATATAAATGATGCTATTGCAATAAGATCAGAAGAATTATATAATAATGCAGCTTCAAAGTTTTTTCAAGAAAATCCCGATATACTTGAAATATTTAAATATAAACAACTTAATGGTAGTATAGAAAATTATAAACCTGAAGAAGATTATAGTAAAATTGAAATTAAAAAAGATGCAGCTAATGAAGAAGTTCAAATTAATTTAATAGTTAAGGAACGTATTGCTAAAGGTGATACAGTTGAACAAGCTAATAGATTTGCACAATATTCAAAAAGTGATGGTAAATTATTAGAAGATGCTAAATCTGCACAACAATATTTAATTACTAGTAAATCACTTAGAGATGCTGAAATAAATAAACAATTAGAAAGTAAACGTTTAGCTGAAGAACAAAGTAAACAACAAGAATTAGATAATGTATATAATAAAATTATAAAAGAAGGTAAGTTAACAGTAAAAGATAAAATATATACATTACCTAAAAACATTAGAGTTAAAGTTAGTGATGGTAAATATGAAACTAAATCTCAGGAAGATTTTTTTAATTATTTATATCAACCTGCTCCAATAAAACTACCTAATGGACAAACTGTAAATATTACTAGACATCAATATGATATTGCTATGGAGCAGAATAGTAAAACAATTGATGATGATTTACTTACTGCTTATTTAAGATTTGTTGGTGGAGATATGACACAGATAATCGAAGAACAAATTAAAAAAGCAGAAGTTAGAAAATTAAAAACTATTCGTAGTAGTAGTTTTGGAACAACAAGTAAACAATTATTTGATAAAACTGAAGTAAAAGATAATATAAAACTTCCAGTTAAGTAAATTAACAATTAAATTATAATTAATTATGAGAGAACTACAGACCACACTTTATGATAATCGTGGATACACAGATGAGAATGTTTTATATAAACATCGTTTGATTGATCCTGTACAACTTAGTAAAAATATTACTTTTCTTTATGGTAAAGATAGTGATATGTTTCCTTTATTAACTAATACTGAAGGACAAGGTTTTACTAAATCAATTAAACCTAAATTATTAAATGATACTCAATATGAATGGAGTGTTATGGGTAGAATGGTACATACATCTGTTGTATTTGGATTACAAAATGCAACTAATGTTAAACCAGGTTTAGGTTTTACTCCATTTGGTGTAATATTTGAAGATGACCGTTTTATTCCACAATATGGAGCTTATTCTCCTGATGGTTTACATCAAGTTCGTATTCAATCTAAAGAAAAACTTGCCAATGGTAAATGGTTATATGAAATGATTTTACAAGGTAGTAACCCTAATGAATTTGTAGATTTAGGTAACTTTATATCAGGTAAATCATGGGTTATGACAGTACCTACTGTTTCTGCTTCTAAATCAGATGGTAATGCTAGTAATAGTATGTCTCCTGGTAAAATGACTAATCAATTTGGTTTTAATCGTTTTAGTAAAAATATTGCAGGTAATGTAGCTAATAAAATTACAGTATTTGAATTTGATACTGAAAGTGGTGGAAAAACTAATCTTTGGATGCCATTTGAAATGAAACTTTTTGAAATAGACCGTAGAATACTTTTAGAACATGATTTATGGTTTTCTACTTATAATAGAGATGCAAACGGTCAGATAACACTATTTGATAAAGAAACTGGAGAACCTATTCCTAGAGGTGCAGGTATTAAAGAAATTCTTACTTATGGTGGAAACTATGATACTTATGCTGCACCAACTCTTACTATTTCTAAATTAAATAGTGTAGTAGATAGAATTTTTGCTAATAGGATTGATAAACAACCTATGGAACTTGTACTATATACTGGTGCAGGTGGTAGACGTGCTTTTCATCAGGCTTTACAAGATGATGCTAATAGTCGTCAGTTATTTTATGCTTTATCTGAAAAGATAATTGGTGGTGGAAAAACTGGTTATATGACTTATGGTAATTATTTTGATCAATTTAGAACTATTGATGGTTATATTCTTACTATTCGTGAATGTCAAATGTTCAATCAAGGTTTGATGGCTGAATTAGATAGAAAGAATGGTAACATGATTAATAATTTTCCAGCATTTAGTTATAATATGGTATTTATTGATCATAGTATGACTGATGATGGTGAACGTAATGTGCAGTTAGTTGGAGAAGCAGGTAGAGAAATTATAACTGGTGTTTATAAAGGTATGAGTCCTTTACCAGCTGCATTGGGTGCTATTGGAGAATCTAAATTAATTAGTACTAGAAAAGATGTTGCTAGTTATGAAGTAATGGTATCACAGGGTATTGTTATGAAAAATTGGACAACTTCATTTTGGTTAGCACCTTCTTTATAAAAAGATAATAAATATAATAAATATAATAAAATAATATATAAAAGTTTATAGCTTATAAATAAAAAATATTATGATATACAATAGTAATAAAGTTGGATTAAAAAACGTATTAATCAATCTACTTTTTATAAAACTAATATGAAAGTATTAGGTGAAGAATCTAGGAGATTAGGGTCAAATGCTACAGCTGTTAAAGCTATGTTAGTTAATGGAGATGAATTAAAAGTTCTTATGCCATCTATATTAGGTATTGACCCTAAATCTACTACTTCTAATTGGGATAAAGCCGTAAGTAATTATTGGCATAGTCTTACAGTAGATATTTACGATAAAGGTAAAGAATTGGAAATTGGTTTTATTTATGATTTCAATGATACTACTACATTTTTTGATAATGTTAAACGTAAAGATTATATTAGTAAATTAACTGGTGTAAAAGACGATAGAACATTAATGGAATATGTAGAGGGTTCTAAAGATGGTAAGCCTAATGTACCAGAAAATGAAAAATATAAATATGCTATGCCAATTAATATAGAAGATTATTTATTATATAGATATTGTCAATCCTATCATGATGTAGCTAATAATATTGATAGTGTTGATAAAAGTCCAAATATTAGATTTTATTTATTTAGTGATAAACTTTATAAAATAGAAGCTGATAAAAAACTTAATCTAGAAAAGAAAGCTATGTCTTTGTTTTTAAAAGTTATAGCTAATTCAAATGAAGTAGATAATGTTCTATATACACTCTGTAATAAAGTTGATTCTTTAAAAGGTATCAACATTAAAACTTTAGATGAAAGTGATAAACATATTCATCTTAAAAATATAATGAATGAGAAACCACAATTATTTATTTCAACATTAGAAGATAAAAATTTACTTATTAAGGCAAATATAGAAAGATATATAAATGCTGGAATTTGGAAACGTTTACCTAATTCTGATATTATTGTTGATACAGATAATGCAGAAATAACTATTGGTAATAATGTTGATGAAGCTGTTAGTTTCATGAGTAATGATGCAAACAAAGAAAGATTAAATGTTTATGTTGCTAAATTTAAAGGATTAAAATTATAAATTATGTACAATACTGTTAAGGAATTACATATAGCACTAGACCAACGATTACAACAATTAAATAGTAATCGTAAGCTAGTGTTATATCCTGAACAGAAAGATGCTAGATTAAATGAAGCAGTATTACAATTTATAAATAATGTAGTAAGTGATAAAACTAATATTAAAAAAGAAGGATTTGAGGATACTCAAAAACGATATGATGATATTGAAGAATTAATTAGAACTGCTACATTACCTATTTATATTAATGAAAGTGATAATATTATAGCACCTACACCTTGGGATTATTTACATTTAATAAATGATAGAACTGTACTTAGTTATAATTGTAAAGGTATAAGTTATACTGATATGATGAGTATTACAACTAATGTAGCAATAATTCCATTTGTTGATGATGTTGCAACTAGTGCACCTTATTATGATTCATTTAAAATTAATATAGATGGAGCTACAATATTTACTAGTCCTATTTCTACTAAAAGTGTTGAAGCTAAATTTATGATTATAAATTGTGCATTAGAAACATTAAATATACAAGGATTGTATGAGATTTATTGGGAATATTATTTAGACCATTACGAAAAGAATAGTTTTATAATTATTATATTTATTC